CCTTCGCGTTGGGCTGTGTGCCCGGCTGGCCATGCTCGCCGAACAGGGTCGCAGCATCCACGGCGCCATTGCCCTGGTTGCCGCCGCCTTCCTCCTTGATCTGCTCATGGGCTTTGCGGTGCAGGGCGCCGGCCAGAATGCCGCCCGATGCGGAGCCGATAATGCCGGCATCGGCCAGGCGCTTCATCTCGCCGGAGGTGAACATGGCCTTGAGGCCCTGGGCCAGGGTCATGTCCTTGGTCATGATCCCTTTCTGGTAGCCGTCCTCAATGATCTGGTTGAGTATCTCTTGGATGCCCTCTGCGCCCGCCGTCTTGAGCATCCGTTTCAGGCGTTTGCCGCCTTCCTTGGTGAGCACGCCCAGCGGGATATCCTCGGACAGACCCTCGGCCGCCGCGAATACCGTGGCATCCTGCGCCGACTCTATCGGCGAGCGCCCCATCTTGCGCGATTGGGCGTACTGGTCGCCGTAGACCTGCATCGACATGAGGGCCGCGCCCACCTCGGGATTTCGCAGCAGCGCGGCGGCCGTCATGGACGGCCCCATGTTCAGGGTCGAGTCCAGGATCGAGCCGAAGTAGTATTTTCTCGACCGGCCGTTGGTCCGCGGCAGGTTGTGCTTGATATTCTCGACCGCCTGGTCGTACTGCTTCTTGGCCTGCGCCAGCTTTTTCTTTGAGAACTGCTTGGCGAACACCTTGGGGAACAATGCTGCCTCGGCCACGGTCAGGGCATCGCCCGGGTTTAGCAGCGTGCTGCGAACGCCCTCGGACAGCGCCTTGGCCTTGTGCCCGGCGGCCTGCAGGTAGTCGCCCTTTTGGCCGGCCTGGTCCGCCTTGGCAATGTCATCCATGATCCCCAATACCCGGTCAACGCCGCGCTTAGGTGCCTCTTGTCCAACGATCTTGAGTCCAGCCCATTGACGCTTGAAGTTGTCCGGCAGGTTCTGGATGGACTTTTTCAGGATGGTGGCGTAGCTGTCCTCGGGCTTATTGAACGAAGGATGGCGCAGTGCGAAGGCGGGCGGCGGAGATACATCGCCACCGACCGTGCTCTGCATGTTGTCCAGACCGCCATGATGGATGCCGCCCGGCGGCTGCGGGCCACTATCGGGCAATACCTGGATGCCCTGATCGGGCGAATGACCTTTTTCGCTAACGACTGGATCGTTGGCCCACGGGGCCGCCGACCCCCTGGTAGGGGTTGCATCCGTTGGCAGCTCCCACGGGGCGCGCTGCTGCGCGGGAGCCGTCTGCTGCGCGGCGGGCGCCGGCGCTGGCGACGCTGTTTTGGTGGGTTTGTTCTCGGTCTTGGCTTCCGGGTCTTTGTCCCACCAGTTGCTCATTGCTTCACTCTCGTCTTGCCGTCAGGGGCGATGTAATACGTCCCGCTCGGCAGACGATCATAGGCGGCCTTGTCGGACACCTGGACCGGGTTGTCGGCGCTGTCGCCGGGCTGTCCTGCGCCCGCGCCCGCCTGGCGGTTCATCGTAGCCTGCCCGGCCCCGGTCGGGCCGGCAACGCCAGAATTGCCGCTCTTGTCCATTATCCCCGGCCCTGCGCCCTGCCCCGCGGAGCTCTCCGGCAGGTACTTCGCGGCCGCGCGCTCGACCGTGGACTTCATGTAAGCCATGGCGTTGGCCAGGCCCTGGTCATGGATCTCCTTGGCGCGCTGCTTTATCCACTCATCCTTGCTGCCGGCCTTGCCCCAATCCGATGCGTTATCGCCCAGCATACCGCCGGTCATGGTGGAGTCTCGCTTATCGGCCTCCTCCTTGGCCTGCTTCATGGCCTCCGACTCGGGTACCAGCATCTTGCGCATTTGCGAGCCAATGGCCCGATAGTCGCCAGGGGCCAGCAGTCCGGGGTACTGATTCTCGTAGTGCTGCGCCTGGTCGGACAGGGTTTGATAGTCGCCAATCACCTCCGGGCCGACGATCAGCTGGCCCGTCGGGCTCTTGGTGGCGCCCAGGCCGGTGGCAATCTGATCGTCGATCTGCTGATAGGCGCGCTGCTTGTTGTACTTGGACAGATTCGTGCCCCACGGAGTCTTGCTCGAACTCCCGCCGTCGTTGTGGTAGAGCACCTTGCCGTCGCCGCCCACCAGGGTTGCGTCCTTGCCCACAGTCTGCGGCTTGCTGTTGGCCAGGCGCTGCTTCTCGCGCAGCATTTCCACCTGCTTCATGGTTTTGGGGTCCAGGAACGAGGATGCGTAGATGCCGAGCTCATCGGGGTTCTTGAAGTGCTTGGTGTGCTTGCCGTCGGTGACCGAGACCCCGCCGTTGGGCCCCGGCACCGCCTTGAGATCCTCGCCCAGGTAGCTACCCATGAAGTCGGCAATGTGCTGTGGGTCGCCGCTCATGTGATAGAGCGCCACGGCATGGTTCAGCTTCTTCTCGTTGGCCTGCTGCATGGCGGCCAGGTCATGTGCGCCCTTTTTCCACTGGAACGCCTGCTCCTGGTGCTGGCGCTGCTGGTCAACATACTCATCCTGCTTGGCCTGGCGAGACCCCTTGATCCCGCCGGCCAGGCCGGCCGCAAACATATCTGCCTGTCCCATGATCGCCTCCTTAACCGTAGATGCCGCCGGCCGGGCTGGGCGCGGGGCGAACCGGCGAGCGCCCGTTGCCAGGGGGCACGCCGTTGGTCTGCTCGACCATCTTGTCGATGTGTTTGGTACCCAAGGCCTCGACCGTGCGCTTGGGCAAGACGTACTCGCCGTTGGTGAAATGCGCCGGCTGGGCATTGCCGTCCTTGTCGACCACCACGCCGGTCACGGCATCATTCCCCTCCGGCCCGTGAATCATGCCATGCGCCCCGTCGGCATCGACCTCGCCGGCCCACTGGCCCGGGGCATACTCGCCGTGGCCCATGATGCCGCCCTTGGCGTAGTGTTGGCCCTGCTGATGGCGGCCCTGGTCGCCATTGTCGTTCGGGTCGCGCCCGGCCATGATGTTGGCCATCATGCGTCGCTGTCGGTCGTAGTGGCTTTCGACATCCTTGGCGGCGTGCTCGGCCATGCCGGTGCCCAGGCTGGGCCGGTTCTCCGCCTGCTCCTCGCTCGCGTTGTCGCTGGGCTCGTTCTTCTCCTCCGTGTCGACCTTTCCACCCGTGGAGTAGTGCATCCCGTTGGCGTCGGTCATGTCGGGCCAGCCGTGGCGGCTGACCCAGGATCGCACGGGTTTTGGGATAGGGTGCCCGCGGTCGGCCACCGACCGCCAGTGCATGGGCGACATCTCGAACGGCCACTTCTCGCCCGGCGCGGCGCCGGTGCCGGCCGCCGCCTGGGATGCCTGCGCGGCCGGACCCTGGTCGCCATCGCCCATGATTCCGCCAGTGGCGTACTTCGGCGTACTCGAGCCGGTGTCGTTGGTATTGTTCTTGTTGTAGTTGTCGATACCCTTTTGGACAACATACCCAAAACCCTGGCCAATATTACCGGCGGAGCGCAAGTTGTTTTGGTGAATATTTGAGTAGATCCCGCCGGCTGTGGCCCCGGTTGAGGCGGAGCCCGTGAGCAGATTGTTGGACATGGCCCGGTCCTGCTGGCCCATGCCCAACAGCTGCATCTGCCGGCTGGTCTGGAGATCGTTGCGGTCTTGCACGCGCTTCGTCTCACGCTCGCGCGCCAGGGTCTGGCCGGCCGCATCGGCCGCCGCCCGCTTGATCTGCATGTTGCGCTCCATGGCCTGTGCCGCGTCGCCGCTGGGATCACGGATGCCATAGCGGCCCATGTTGCGCTCGGCCTGCTGGCGTGCGTTGTCAAAGGCATTTTGGACATCGACATGCGCCATGCGCGCCACCTGCTCATAGCGCGGCGTCGTGCCCTCAAATGTTGAGTCAATCACATGCCGTCGTAGCGGCTGGTAGGTGTTCTGCCAGTCGTTCCACAGCTGCGTCGCTCGCTGTCGCTGCTCGCCGGACAGGCCGGCCAGCGCATCCGCCTGGCCGGAGGCCTTGCCTCCCGCGCTGTCGTTCTGCATGGCCGAAATCGCGCCGCCGATAATTGCGCCCCACATGGCTCTACCTCGCTAGTCGAGTTTCGATAAGTCCGCTTCGGTGATAAGGCCCAACGTGATCAGGTCGCTGACCAGTACATATTGGCGCTTCTTGCGGGTCGTGGCATCGCCCGCCCGTTGCCCCTCCCGCGTATCCAGTATCTCCTTGACGGACTCCATGACCTGCCGGGTATTGGTATCGAGGCCGCCCGTGCTGGGAATCGACGGCACATCGCGCTGATTTCTCATTGTGCCATCTCCTCCAGCGACGTTGCGACTCGAATTTCCTCAACCTCACAGTTAGCCGCTACCTCCACTTCAGTCGCCCTGACCAGCCGCTCCGCGACCAGCGGGCAGGGCTCGCTGTCGGGAACCTGCAGCGTATCGATCAGGTCGCCATCCTCGTACAGGCTGACCACCACGGACGACGGGCCGCCCGCCTGTACGGCATTGGGGACGGCCTGTAGGTCGTCGCCGTTGATCGGCCGCTCATTGATCGCCTTTTCGTTGATGGCCCCGCCGACCAGGCCGTTGGCAATGGCCGTGCCGTTCTCGGCAATAATCCGCGTGCGGTCGGCGTTCAGGGCGACCAGCTCGGCGTCCGTCAGGCCCGCGCTGTAGCTGGCGATCACTTTGATGTAGGCCCAATTTAGCTCGTCCATGCTCAAAAATTCCTTCGAGCGCCAGGTGGCGGTCATGTTGCCGACGCCAGCATTGAACTGGCGGATCTCGTTCTGAGCTACGTCCTTGTTGAAGATCGCGTAAAAAAGTCCGTTTCCGGTCTGGTCGACGTGCAGGGCATCGGCGCAGAAATCGAGCTCGGCAATACCGACCTGGTTATTGTTCGGGTCAAATATGATTGCGCCCCCGATGCTGACGTTGTTCTGCGTGCCCGTCTGGTAGAAGCAGACATAGAGACCGTTCCAGTTGATGGCGCGCATGGTGTCTGGATTCAGCGAGGCCCACTGATTCGGCGTAAACAGGTCCGATGTGACCAGGCGCGATCCGTTGACACCGACATAGAACAGTCCGTTGGACGAGGGGTACATCACAAAGGTATCGAAACTGACGATGCCCCGTGCCGACATGCAGGGCTGGGACTCGTTGATGGGGATGGTGTCGCGCGAGTCCGGGCGGACGCCAACAATGCGATAGGGGATCGTTGACGTGCAGGCCACGATGGTCGTGTCGTAGTTGCCGATCCCGACGATAGTGGACTGGATAGGGTAGCGGTTGGCCAGGGGCCATGCCCCCGGCTGATACTGCTCGCATAGGCAGACCTGGTTGCCCGACACCCCTGCCATGCCGCCATTGGGAAGCTCGATCAGGCCGAACAGATCCGTGGGCGGCTGCCACCAGGTCGAGCTCGGCAGGACTTCCCCAAGGTTCGCGGCCGCCACATTGTCCGTGTAGCTCGTCGTGCCCACCGTGATCTGATGGACAAACTCGTAGGAGGCCCCCGACGATCCCACCACGGTCCGGTAGATGTTGACGTAGGCGATGTTGTAGCCGTTCGGTGCCGCATCGAAGGTATCCACCGTCACGGTCTGTCCGGCCTCCACCGTGCTGGCCGTCGTCGTCGCCGGGCTGGGCGGACCCTCCTCGCCCCAACCGTTGACCCAGGTGTACAGGTAGGCGCGGGTCTCCGGGCTGCCCCCGCCCGAGGCACCGTTGATGGTCAGGTTGGGCCCGTTGGTGGGGGCCGGGACACCGACGAAATAGCTGCTCTCCGGGTACGGGCCGCCGCCGCCGAGATCGGCCAGCGTGTTGTCGGTCACCTTGGGCTGGCCGTCCCCTGTGTAGTAGGTGCGCTCCGTGGTATCGCCGGCAATCGGCCCGCGCACGATGCTCCAGCGGGCCGTCGACGCAAACCACAGCGATCCACCGAACAGGTAGATGGTTTTCAGGGCCGAGGAGCCGCCGGGGCGCGCTTCGTACTGCGGGTTTCGCCAGGGCCGAACGAGCCCCCCGCCCAACTGGCAATTCTTAGCCTGCTGGGCGAAGTTGCTGGGCAGGCGCGACTTGGAGATATTCGGCGCGATGCCCGCCATGCCGGTGATTGTGATTCTCGCCACCTCAATCCCCTTGCAGCTGGTCCCGGATGAACGCCTTATCGGCGTTGCAGGCTTTGAGCCCGCTACGAAGTGCCTTGGTGTAGCCCCACAGATGATCGTCGCTGACTCCCTGGGGCAGCGGTACCGGCGTCGGCGCCGTGACCTGGGCCGGGACACTCGGGCAGGACTGAGGCGCCGGGGGCGGCATCGGCCGCGGCGAACTGGCACAGCCGGCCAATGATGTAATCAGGCAGGCGAGTATCGCCCCACTGCTTGAGTTGCGCATCATGCTGCTTCTCCTTCTCGTAGGCGCGGCGCTGAGCCTCCAGGCGGGCGCTCATGGCGGCCAGGCGCTGCTGGCGCTGGGCCAGCTTGGCGAAGGCCTCACGGGCCTTCTCACGCTGCTTGTGGGCCTCCTCCTTCCAGGCCTTAGCCGAAGCGTTGGCCGTCTGGATATCCGCCTGGGCGGACTTGAGCGCCGCCTGCGCGCTGGCCACGGCGCTGGCATCCCCGCTGTGCTGCCACCACAGCCACCCCAGCCCCACGCCAGAGGCCAGCAGCAGCCCCAGGAGGACGCGCGGGCCGAAGATGCGGGCCAGGAAGCCCATCAGCATTTCTCCCTGTCAGCGTACTGCTCGCCGCGCAGCACGGGGCCCAGCCATGGCGCCAGGGACCGCAGGGGCGGGGCGTGAGCCATCCCGAGCAGGACATGGAACAAGGCGATGGACGAGGGCCCGGCCAGCATCCCGGCGACATACCAGTGCATGGACAGGGCCCCGTCCTGCCAGACGAAGAAGGCCGACACGAACCCGGCGGCGATGGCGATGAGCCTCACATAGGCCGTTTTCTGTCGCCTCTTGGAGACCAGCGCGTAGTAGAAGGCCTTGAGGATATAGGTCTCGGCAAAGGTCACGAGGATGGTCAGAATCAGCACCTTCCACTCGCCCTTGGTCAGCAGGCCGCCGATCAGGCTGGCCCACCAGTTGGGATTGCTCACGTCTACGGCCATTGGGGTGCTCCCTGGTAGCGGACGGAGAACTGGCCGCCCTGATAATCTTCCAGCGCCCGCAGCAGCGTCACCATGGCCCCGCCGCTGGTCAGGACTGCGTGATCACATCGGTTTTTACTATCGTTCCACGTGGAACCAATGCGCATACCTATCGCAAAACAACCCTCCACATCGTCAGGGAAATTGGCGACATGGCACAGGATGCCCCACCGCGCGCCGTACTTGTCCCCGTCGGCCTTGGTTTTCCATATCCGCTGCCCCGGCGGCTTGGTCGTGTCGTCCTGGTTATGAATGATGATCACATGATCACCGCTCGGCCGGGTCCAATGCTCCCACTGGTATTCGCCCGCCGGGATGCAGCTGATATTGGATTGGTTGTCCTTCCAGGGCCGCTCCAGGGTCACCAGGGACAGATCTTCCGGGCCCATCAGGTGCCCGAAGGTCACGTCAGGCAGGTTGGCGCAGCGGTCGACCAGCAGATCAGTGGTTTGCATGATACGTCGGCTCCTTCTTCTCGAACTGCTCCAGGCGGCGCTCGAGATTGTTCATGCGCTGCCCTTCGATGGTGACCCGGTCATGGATGGTCTCCTCCCAGGGATTGCCGTGCGCCAGAAGGTAACCAAGAATCCCAAGCAGCAGCATGATTATGGCCGCGGCGAGTACCAACAAGCGGCGTGATATCCAGCGGTCCGTCGCATTGACCCGCTTATGTAGGGACGCCGCCACGGCGTTGATATTCTTGTTGTGCTCGTCAATCCGGTCATGCACGCGCTGGAACCCCTTACTGATATCATTTCTCAGGGCTTTTACATCATCGTGCGCGAACTCCTCACGCGCATTGCACTGCCTGATATGTTCCTCGATCAGGCGCCTTGCCACCGGATCGTGAACCGCCACCTGCTCGCTAGACATATTCTCGCCCTACCCGATCTTTCCGATGGCCTCGCGCGCTCCCTGCAATGCCGTGTCGACGCCGGACCGGTCCGTTGCCGCCATCACCTTCTGTTTTCCGGCCACGCGCTGGGCCTCAATCTTGGCTCCCATAGCGGTCCAAGAATCCGCCATGGTCAGGATGGTATCGGCCACCCGTTTACCGGCCTGGTCCAGGGTCTCGCTCGCGCCCTGCGTAGCCGCCGCCTCCTCATTGATGTAAGAGAAGGTTGCGAGGTTGACATACCCGCCCGCCTTGTAAGCCTTTGCCTCCTCGGCCTTCTGGCGGTACCGGCTCTCTTGGGACAGTCCCAGGGTTATGTGCTGGCCGCATTGCATGTCTGCGACATGGTCAATCGCATCGCACGCCGCGTGCTGGTAGACAGGCAGCGGCCGCGTGTCCGTCCATGCCTTGGCGGTGAAGTCCCAGGTTTCATAATCGTGTGGCGGCGGGTTCGGCACTTCGGCCTCATAGGTGCCGGGTTTGACGTTACCCAGGTAGTTGCCACCGGCGTCGACGGCCATAACGTAGACCCAGCACCGCCGGTCTCGATCCCAGCGCCACCAGTCCTTGTTGGGCGGGGCCGTCGGGACGTGTTCGGCCGTGCCCTCCAGCATGTTGCCGATATAGGCCCCGGCCGCATCAATGCTCGGCAAGTATCGCTGTGGGTTCTGCGCGGTCACATAGTCGTCGCACTCTTTGATCTCGGCATCCGTCAGCGGAATGTCCTGGCCGTTGACGACCTTCTTCACATTCTTGGTCAACGGCTCCCAATACAGATCATCGAACGCGAAGCTCAGCGTCGGCTTGTCGTGAATCGTGTACAGCAGGTCGTTTTTGATCAGGTTGCCGCTGCCAAAGCTATCGACCCAGGTAAGACCGTTCATGCGTAATACTCCTCCACGTATCGTTTGCAGGCGACGCGCTCCACGCCTGACAGGGCCAGATCAACACCACCGATAACCACCTTGCAGTTGTGTGTCTGCGGCTCGTAATACAGCGAGTCGAACAGAAAGCCGACGGCCGGCTTTTCGGTTATCGTGATCGCCCTCCCTGCGATCATAGCCACCCCGCGCTCCGTCTCGGCGTGCCAGGTCAACAGGGTCATGCTACCGCCCCTTTGACTTGCACGCTGTTATTGCCGCCAATCCATGCGACCGTGTGACCATTTAACGAGATGGCGTTGCCAGGCGCGCCTCCGGCTGAATAGTTGGTGCAGCTGCCTTCTGCCAGACAGCCGCCAGAACTAAATCCGGCGCGATGCGCAATCTTGCCGTCCGCTCCAGTCGCACCGTAGGCGCCGCCGACACCACCGTCCCCGGCGTACCCAGCGCTACAGCCACTCGACGCTGCCTGATAGGTACCAACCCCGCCGGCTCCGCCAACTCCCGACGCACCAGATGTTCCGGCCGATCCATTGGTCGCGAGCCTTGTCATGCTTGATTGCTCGCAGTTTCCGCTACTTTTATTGCCGCCACCACCACCGCCGGCACCGCCGCCGCCGCCGCCGCCCTTATACCCGATAGCTCCAAATGAACTGTACGCCCATGAGGCGCCCGCTCCGCCGCCGCCGCCACCACCGAAGATATTGCCATTCGTGTTATCGATCTCGATGTCGCCTGACAGGCTAACTGCTGTCCCGCCTACGCTACCGGCCGTCCCTGCTGAACCGCACTGTCCAGTAGTGCCGTTCGTTGTTCCACATGGCACCGCGCCACCGTTCCCACCAACTCCGCCCATCCCATTGATGGTGCCGTTGTTGACAAGACGCACGATGCTACCAGCCGGAAACGCCCCCTCGGTTAACGCCGCATTTGCGGTTGAGCTCGCGTACACGTTGACGCCCGTGGCAATTGTGGCCAGAACCATCACTGGTATCGTGGGCGACCCGGCTAGACTGAATAGGTTTACATCGGCCGCATCGGCCGTAATATTGATGCGAATGATTGGCATGTAGCAGGTTTTCCAGACCCCCGCTACTCGGACCGTCACCTCGGCGATCTCCTTCCAGGCCCCGGCAACATTGGCGTAGATGGCGTCTATCCGGTACCACGTCCCGCCGACGTTGGCGCTGATCACATAGTCGTCGATGGTCGGCACTTAGGTCGCCCTCTTGAACCACAGGTCGCCGTCGGCGCCGCCAGAGGGCGCGCTGGTCGATACTGTCTTGTTCGCTCCGTCCCAAATCTGCGCATTGAGATTGGTCTGTAGGTTGCCGTCATTTTGCGGCATATTCTCGATGAAGCCCTTGGTATAGCGCAGCTCGATGGCATCACCTGCGGCAAAGGGAAGGCCCGCCGTACCCTCTTGTCCGCGCACCACGGTTAGCTGATCAGTCGCGCGCGCCGTGGCGTATGCGATCTCGATGTTCCCGGAACTATCGGTCATCGTGACCGGGAACTGCTCGCCGGCGCCAGGCGAGGGGAACAACGCTCCGTCCCCTGCGCTCAAGTAGATGGTTGTCGCGCTGGCCGTCACCCCCGAGGCCAGGGTCGACTTGGCATTATTGCTTGCTAGAAATTTCGCCATGGCTCTGTCCTATCAGGTAAAGTCGATGCCCCACTCCACCGTCATGGTGTCAGCGGCACCCTTGTTGATCACGGCGAAGGTCGCGCGCGCCAACATGGTGCCCGCCGCCGCAGCGTTGAAGATCCCGATCTCTTGGAGCGCCCCTGTCCCTGTTCCGGCCGGGAAGGTTGCCGTATAGGTATTGATGCCGGCATTGGCCACCTTGGAGGCAATCGTCACGCGGGCCGACTCTGCCCCCAGGGTCGTATCGGTCAAGGCCGGCGCCGTGCCATTGGTGCCACAGGCCATGTGCGACATATCGGTCGGCGGCGCGCTGCTGAGCTTCTGCGCCACCCATTCCCGTCCCGCGGTGACTGCCAGGTTATTGATACGGCGCTCATCTTTGATCGCCCCATCAGCGCCTCGCACCACAATATGAATATGGCCTCGCATCCCGATCTTGGTGTTGACCTTCATACCGTGTACACCTTCGTTGGTTTGTCGTTAACCGCCACGTCGTTCACCGCGCTCGTATTGATGGCGCCCGAGCTCGATATGTAGATCGTGATCACCTCGCCCACCGGAATCTTGTCCGTGATCGGCTTGCTCAGCGAAATTGCCACCGAATCGGATACCGGCACCGTATCGACCAGCGAGCGCCGCCAATCCATGGTGATCGCTACCGAGTCGGACACCCCAATCTTGTCGGTTATCGGCTTGGTAATGCCGATAGCCACCGGATCGGCCACGGAAATCTTGTCCACCAGCGGCTTGTTCAACGACATTGCTATCGCGTCGTTGACCGGGATTTTGTCCGTCAGCGCCCGATTCTTGGTGTCGTAGTCGACGTAGACCCCGGTCGCCCAGGTCAGGCGCAGATCTGTCACCGCTACCAGACGCTCGGTGACTACCACCGCGCGCCGCTCGTCGGCCTCCAGGGCGTCGACTATCGCCCGCAGGTCGCGGACCACCGCAAAGGCCGCCGTGCGTGCCGCCGCGGCCGGCGAGAAGTCGACGGTCGCGGTTGCCTGTCGATGGCTGGCCTGCGCGCGAATCACCCCACACGGCTCCGCACCTTGAATGTCAGTCGGTCATAGACGGTCTCGGTCGCCCCGTTACGGTCGATCACGATCTCGCCCTCATACGTCCCTTCGGCCGCCGTGAGCTCGGCCGGGATATTGAAATAGCACTGCCCACCGGCCCCGCCGCTGACCTTCACACAGTTGGCCGTCGCCATGATGGCCGTGGTTCCCGGTACCCGAAAGTCCACCCGAACCGTGGTCGTCGCCGCCGACAGGTCAATTGGCGTCCAGGTATTGGGGTCGCTGGGCTCGCCCGTGTTGGCATCGCGCAGCGTCAGATTGACCTCGGGGTAGGTGTCGCCCTTGACCAGCTTGATAGTGGCGTTGCGACTCATTGGACCTGCCCCGTCACGAAGTTGACCGGGCGCACCTGCAGCGGTACCTGGGTGTTGCTCTTACGGGCCGCGATAGCACCCTTGCGACACTGCGCATTGAACTTACGCTGAGTCATGATCGACTTATCGGGCTTGCTCCAAGGCCGGTCGTCCATATCGTAGAGCCGGTACTTGGTCCCCAGCTTGATCGCCTCCAGCCAGTCGTCCTTGAGGAACTTCGGCACCTCATAGGCGTCCTCCGTTGGCTTGAGGGCCACCTTGACCACCAGGCTATCGGCAATGGACTCGGACAGCGGGCTGCTGACCATCAGCAGGTTGCCGGGAAACAGCAGATAACGGTCCGGCAAGCCCGGCGTGGCCGTCTCCCAATCGGCCGCGCCCTGCTCCAGGACGTACTGTGTCGCGGGCGTCAGCGGCGCGCCTCGATAGCGCACATACATCGGGAGCGCGATGTAGGAGCCGGCCGGGATATCCAGGTCGAACGAATTTTGTCCAATCTGCGGGGTCATCGGGTCCAGCGTCACGCCCCACAGGTTGGTGCGCTCGCAGAACTCGATGAGCGCGCTGCGCATCTTCTCCTCCAGGATGAGATCGGGCACCTCCGGCACATCGACCGCTACGCGCGGGATGAGCTCATCAATGGTGATGTACTCGTACTCGGTCATTTGAGCTCACCCTTGCTGGGGTTGTTGGGAGAGGCAATGGCGTCGGCCTTGTACTTGATGCCGAACAGCGAATAGAACTCACTGACCGCGCGCTGCGCTGCCGCCATCGACGTGGTGCTTTCCCGGTTCTTGAGAAAGGCGCGGTAGCGCATCCACAGTTTGACGGGGTGGGCATAGGAGTCGAACACCGGCAGATCGTCGTTGGCCGGGTCCATCGAGTCGGGCGGTATGAACGAGTAGAACCCGTCGACCCACACCGCCACGGTTGCATGAACGCGCGGATAGACCCAAAAATGGTTCTTGTCCTGGTCGTTGTAGCAAAAGTGGCGGATGATCGTTTTGCCGACCGTGGAGTGCCAGGTCCGATCCAGGCGGGCGATGTCGTCGTAGTTGGCCACCGTGATCGACCGGCCAGGCGTTGCCCCGTCGTCCCCCATGTTGCGCACCAGGCCCGGTCCAAGCAGCTGGTAGCCGTCTGCCGGGAGACTCTGGCTTGTCTCGTTGGCTGTCAGCTTCCAAACGTCCCGCTTGCTCACAGCCTCGGGCTTGACCAAGCGCAGGGCACGGATGGCGTCGTTGTAGTAGGCCAACCAGTCCACCGGCGTCCAGCGCCGGTAGCTGGGGTCCGCCATTTCTGCCCCCAGCTCCGTGATGAGCGCCTGGACCTTCACTTAGGCAGCCTCGGCGCCGTCCTGTTGGGGCTCGCTGGGACCATGCACCGTGTAGGCAAAGCGCGGTACGTCCTCCTCCTCCCACAGCATTTCGCCCGTATCCTTGTCCACGCCGGCCTGGCGGTGACGCTTATACACGGCCGCTTCCATGACGCCCACGAAGGCCCGCGGGATGGACACACGCACACCACGCGGCACCACCAGCGGGTAGCCGTTCAGCGAAAGCTTGACCGGCAACGATCCGTCCGGGGTGTCCTGCTTGTGAATGGTGATGTCGACGCGGTCGCTGAGGTTCACGCCGCTGGCCGGGTCGACACGGTCCCCGCCCTTGCCGACGACCGGCTCCTCCAGCTTGCCCTCGGCCGCCAGCTTGTCAGTCTCCTGGACGTGGGCGCGCCCGTCCTGCAGGGCAAGAATGTAGCCGACGATGCCCGGCTTGCGCTTCTGCGCGCTGGCCCCGAAATCATCGGGGTCGATCTTCACGTCGTGCTGTTCGAGCGCCACATCGCACAGCTGCGCGACGGTCATGGCCTCGAGATCTTCACGGGCGTAGTCCTGCTGTTCACTCATAGCGAAAGCCCTCCTGTTCAGGCGATTGTGTTAGGTAGCCCCGATGGCGCCGACTCAGACCAGATCCAGGTCGAGACTCAGCTGCATGGCCGAAGCGGTGCCGGCGTTCACGGTCGCCGCATCGGACTGCGGGGTACTGGTGTTGTAGGCGCCGCCCTGCGAGCCGTCGGCCGCGTGCGTGTGATTGTCGAACTTGGTGTTGTTGGCCTTGATATCGGCCACCAGAATGTTGGTGATCTTGCGTACCGCGTCGCGCGTCGCCGGATCGGGGATATGGTTCAGGAAAGTCGAAATCTTGTCGGCCATGTCTGTGTCCTCAGATTGTGCTGGGTGCCGGGGCGGCGCAGGGCCGCCCCGTTACCTTGGCTTAGTAGGAATCGCCGTGGGCGCCGGCCAGGTCGTAGACCGTGGCCGTGATGTTGGCGGCGCTCAGATCCGTGCCGCCCGAGGTGAAGGTCGCCCCGTTGGTATTGACCTTGATGGCCCCGATCACGGCCTCATTGGCCGGCACGTCCGGCAGGTAGGCCCCGGCCCCGGCCGCCACTTCCTCGCCCTTGGTCGTGGTGACGTTGCCGGCCGAGTCGATGCTGATCAGGTACATGCAGTCGGTACCGTCGGCCTGCTGGGCGCAGGCGGTCATTGCGATGTTGTCCGTGGCGCCCTTGGAATACATCTTGCCGCCGATGGTGTAGTCGATGGCATTGGCCGTCTTGATGGTGTTCGCGTTGGTACCCTCGGCCAGGCCGGCGGCGCCGAACGGGATGTTCACGAGATTCTGCAGGCTCTCGTGGTGCAGAGTGCGATGGTCCATGATGGTGTCCTCTTGTAAGCAATCAGAAAAAGGGCACCCCATACGGGGCGCCCTTTGTCAACGGGTTACGCCGAGCAGGCGACCTCCTCGCGGTGCATCCACAGGTCATTGAGAATGACCGCCGTCTGCATCGACTTCCAGGCCACATGGCCGCGCTGGGCCATGGGGTCGCTGTCGCTGGGCTTGGGATTGACCACCATGGGCGTCAGTGCGTCCTTGCCCTTGAGCGGGACGATGCCGTAGGCATCGGTGCCCACCGTCAGGATGGGATACACGTCGTTGTTGTTGCCGCTGGTGGACACCTTGCCGGCGCCGGCCGCCCCGGCGTCCGCGAACGCCGTGAAGATCGTGGAGTAGATGTAGCGGCAGTCCTCGACCTTGCCGATCTCAGACTCGTAGGGCGTCATGGAGCCGTAGGACTCGGGCGGCACATAACCCGCCATGCCGCGCACGTCCGTCTCCAGGTCGGAGTGAATGAGGCGCACGTAGGACGGGGCCACATTCTGCGAGGCGAACGCCGGGGTAGACTTCACCGTCTTGGTGATCTTGCGCGCGTTCTGGCGCTTGAGCGCACGGGTCACGCTACGCTGCCCGGCCAGAGTCGCCACCGTGTCGACCAGATTGCGGCTGGCCACGCCCCCGGCATAGGAGACATTGGTGCCGGCCTTGAGGACGCCATAGCGCACGACCTCGATCATCTGCGCGGCCTGCTCGCCCAGGATATCGACCGTCTCCTGGAGGATCGGGTCCTCGTGGGTGTCCAGGATCACATCGGAGATGGTCACCAGGTCGCCGTACTGCTCCAGGGTCGCCGTGATGTCGGTCTTGGTCAGCTTCTTGGCCGTCGGAGTCACACCCTCCTGCAGGACATTGGGGGTGTTGTCCAGGGCCTCGTAGCGGCGGAAGATCACCTGCTTGGAACGGTTCTGCGGGACCGGCTTGGTCTGGCCGAACTTCTCGATCACCAGGTAGGGAATACCGCGCTCGAGCAGCTGGACAGCGGCATAGGCGGCGGTACGCGGCGAAATATCGCCATAATTGGTTGCACCATTCGTGCTCATGTTGGTTTCCTCGCGTTAAGAGTTGGCTACTTAGAAGCAGCCGCTTCGTTGAACGCGCCCTCGAAGTCGTCTTTGTCCGGGCCACCGCTTTTGCGAACGTCCGGCCGTGGCCGGGTCGAGCGAACGGGTGACTCATCCTCTTGACGGTTGTCGGGCTTGTTCCGGCTGCCGCTATTTCGACGCGCCGCGGCGTCAGGGTCATAGTGCTTCTGGAAGGCGTCGAACATATCGAACACCTCCTCGGTCGTCCCCGACTCCATGACGCGCTGGTAGTTGACCGCATCCTGGTAAGGCAATGTTTTGACCCAGTCATTCAGGGCTCCCGAGTCGCGCCAATCCTTCCAGCTGTCACCAAATGCCTCATCGAGCTTGGCGTAGTGCTGGCGGTTGTACTCCTCGGCCTCCTTGGCGGCCCGTTCGGCGTCTTTCTCGTGCTGGTCGAGTAGCGGCTGGATGGCCTGTTGCAGGTCGCTCACGCGCGGGTCTTGGCTCTTGGCTAGGGCCTGATTGACCAAAGCCGACACAGCCGCATACGTCTCCGGCATGTCGGTTTTCATGTCCTCCAGGGCCTGGCGCTGCTCATCGTCCAGACCGTCACGGCTCGCCAGATCCTGGTCATCGCCGCCGGACAGGGCCTTGTCGGTATCCTGTCGTGCGCCGCCGTGGTTCTGGCTTGCGCCCGTGTCGTGCTCTGCGCTCGGCTGGCCGCCGGTCGACGCGCCCGCCAGGGGCTCGCCGGTGTCGGGGTCGATGCCATTGCGCAGGAGCAGATCACGCGCGGCCTGTGCCTTGCGCGCTTCCTCGGCGGCCCGCTTGTTCTCGGCCCGAAGCCGACCCTGCCATGAACGGGTACGCTGGCGCAGATCCTCGGGATCGGCCTCGTCCACGTTCAGGTTCAGATCGTCCTCGACGGAACCCTCGTCACCGCCGCTCTTGCCCGCCTCGCCGGTACCGCCCTCGCCGCCCGTATCGGACGCCGCGGCCGCGCCGGCCTCGCCTCCAGTGTCGCTACCGCCGGCGTCCTCGCCGCCGGTTGCGGTGCTCTCCGCCTCACCCTCGGGGGCCTTGCCGGTATCCCCGCTGGATGCGTCATTGAACGCCGCCTCGAAGTCCTGATCGACTTCCTCTTGCTGGGTCTGCTTCTGCTCGCCTTTGCCTTCGTCGGCCATCTTGCTCACCTCAACGCGGGCCGCTCGTCACGGTGTCCGCTTTTCGGTTGCACACATGCCGGGGTGTATCCCTGCTGGGGCACCCCGGCCCATAAAATCAATCCTCGCCGCCGGGTCGCGCGGTACCGGAGTAGTCCCCGGTCTTGTGCTCGCGCGTGGGCGCCGGCGGTTTGCTCAAGTCCTTGACGACGGCGCGCAACTCGCGCACCGCGCGCGCCAACTTCGGCATCTCCTCGTCGGTCGCATCGACCATCGTCTCCTTGAGCACCTCCTGCTTGGCCTCAAGGGCATTGACCATGGCCTGCATCACGGGGCCGGTGTTGACCTCCTGGGCCCGGCGCTTGGCCTGCTCCCACTTCTCGCGCGGCGTCACCGCTGGCCTCCGGCCGCCGCAGGGGCGCCTGACAGTGGCGTCACTTCACCGCCCTGGGGCGGCTGTCCGCCGCCCTGGGGCGCCTGGGCCCCTGCACTGGCCTGCTCCTGCGCGGCTTGGGCCTGGGCGCGCTCCTCGGCCATGCGCGCACGGTCCTGCTCGACCTCTTTGTCGGTCTTGACGATGTCGTCCTGGTCCAGGTCCTGGGCCTTGACGCGTGCCACCAGCAGGTTCCGGCGCTTGATGTAGGGGGCGTCCTGGTCATTGGCGGTCTGCGCGGCGAACTGCTCCAATCGCTGGGAGTGCAATTCCTTGGCGATCAGCGAGGACGAGCCCTTGGCTTCGGTCTGGAAATCGCCCTTGATCTCGTCCTTCGGGTTCCACTCCATGTTCCAGTAGTACATGGCCGTGATAAACGGCTTGGTCACGCCGTCATCGAAATTGCGCACAATGTCCTTGAGGGTGACATTGGCCGCACCCATGAGCATGGACAGGCCGCCGACGGTCTTGGCGACGCCGTGGTCCTGCTCGCCGTGGGTGTAGCTGGGTAGCGTTGTGGCCTCATCGCCCAGCTGCTTGAACATCTCGCTCATGTTCATGAGCTCTTTGGTGTAGCTCGGCAGGGTGTAGACGCGAATCGCCGGATACTGCGCCTCGACGCCGGTCCCCTCGCGCAGCCAGGTACGGAATGGGTAGACCAGATCCGGGTTCTCGTCCTGGCAAAGGTCGGTGTTGATCTCGATCTGCGGGCCAGCGGAGATCGCCGCGTTGTCGATCATGGCCCGGATCGCGGCGTTGAACATGGTCTGCGGGTCGCGCATCACGCTCGGGACCGACACGCCCCAGATATTCGTCTCGTCGCGCTCGAAGTAGTAGAAGTAGTATTGCAGGCGCTCGTAGGCCGACTCGATGATCTTGGCCTTGATGCACACCGATCCCAGCAACCACACCTCGCAGAAATACTCCTGGTTCAGCGCGTCCTCGGGCACCTCGGCATCGTCCCCGTCGCCCTCTCGCAGGTGGTCCAGAATATGCGGGTTCATGTCACGCAGCTCGCGCCCATCGAGCCAACCGCTACGCTGCAGCACCACGTACTTCTTACGTCGCTCCTGGAGCCGGTGCGCCGAACTTTTGTCCTGGCTGTCGCGGCCGATGAGGCGCAGCTGCTGCTCGTAGTATTCCAGGTTGGCGGCATCGCCCTCTGGATGGGCTGCGATGTAGGTGTTGATGGCGTCCTGGTCGAAGTCGCGGCGCTTGGCCAGCTTGCGCAGGTCGTGTCGATTGAACACGTACCGCTGCCATATCCGATTGGCTTCCTCGGGGCTGATCGCCGTGCCGTCCGGGTACAGATCCCATACCGGTACGAACTCGAAGTACGGCCGGCGCACCACCTTCGTCTGCATCCCCCACTGGCCGTCCTCTCCCATGCCCCAGCGTTTGACCTCGCGCTTTTCGGTCATCGGCCCCTTGAGCACGCCCGTGCCTAGCAGGTGGCCGGAGTGCATGACCTGGCGCATGACTGAGGAGTAATGACCCTCATCCAGCTGGTCGTCTATCTCCTGCTCCATGCCGGCGGCCGCGGCCTTGCAGAACTCGCGCCGCCAGGCCTCCATTTCCTCCTCGGTCGGCTGGAAGTCCGGCGGTATCTCGCCCTGCTTCAGTTTGGCGAACACGGATTGGAAGTCACCGTAGGTACCGTCGGCCTTGGCCTGCTCGACTTCCTGGGGCGGCATGGACTGCTGGAGCTCCGCCATGGCCTCGGCCTTGGCGGTGGCGATCTCGATGGCCGCCTGGCGCTCGGTCTCGGGGTCAACCTGGGGAATGGGGGTCGGGGTGATAGCCCAATTCTTGTCCCCGCCGGCTGGGAACATGATGTCGAACACGCGCGCGTCGACCGACTTTACCTTGGTGCGGGTGATGCGGATGAACGCTTTGGAGCGGTTGGGCTGGATCTGGCGCTCAATCTCGGGCTCGTAGATCCCCTTGTACTGGCGCAGGTCGTGCAGCCATTCGTCCTCGATGGCGTTCTTGCGCTCGGCCTTGTCCTCGTTGAACTCGGACAAGAGCATGGCGCTTGAGTCCGTGATGAACGCCTGCAGGCGCTCCTCGGCCTCGGACGGGTCCGCGGGCGCCGGTGTTCCGGCCCCTGGCGTCTCGATTGCCGCTATCTCGGTTTCCACTGCCATGCCGGCAATGTTCGGAAACCCTTAGAGAACCGTCCACAATCCGTTGTGGGGTAGTTGTCTAGTAACCCCGCTATGTTGGGCTACTGGCACCATCCAACGCCGGTCCTGCCCTCCACGAACGGCCTGGCCAGGCCCGCGGCGAGCAGGTCCGCCCCCAGGTCGTGGCGCGCCCCGTCCTTGAGTGCAGTGATATGACCCACGGCCCGGTGCAGGAACGAACCCGTGGTCACCCGGGTCACGCGCAGATCCGTGGCGCCGTCAAACCAGGCCGTGGTGTAGGCCTTGGCCTTGAGGCCCATCGGGATCTGGCAGGGCGGATAGCTCTTGCGGTGCTCGATCTCTGGTGTATCCACGCCGGCGACGCGGACGTGGACCTTCCAGAAGTGGTCCGGGTCAGTCGCCAGGTCAAGGACCACGGTATCGCCATCGATCACGCGCACAGGCGCATCGCCCAGGACGTGGTAGGGCCCATACACAGGCTTGGCGCTGGCCATGCCGACGAAGGCCAGGGCCAGCAGGATAGCGGTGAGCTCTTTGGCAGACATGGATCTCCTCCTCAGTAGCCCGCTTCCGGGACGCGCCGCTCGCGCCGGTTGCGGTTGACGCGCTGCTCGCGCCGGTAGTCGCGCCGCACGCCGGTAATCGACAGGCACAGGTACTGCAGGGCGTCATGCGGGTGGCTGTACTGGTTCTTGTTCGGCTCCATGGTGTAGCGGTCCTCGCCCGGTACCTCCAATTTGCGGTACTGATAGCCGCCATTGAAGCCGTCGACCAGGACCGGGCACTTCTCCGCGTCGATCACCAGCCCCGGCTCGCCATCGACCAGCTTGGTCAGGAACTCACGCACCGCGTCCAGGCGCGGCATGATCGCGTTGGTATGTGCTGGACGAGTCGGCAGGCCGTAGCTTTTCAGGTCTCCGATGGCTACGCGGTCGGAGTCGTTCTGCGAACGCTGGTTGCCGCCCGGGTCGCCCGTGCTGATGATGGGCATGTTCTGGTAGTAGGTGGCCATGTGAGGCTTGACCAGGTTGAGCACGAACTGCTTGAGGCCCATGTCCGGGCCGATGAGCTCGTCAATGACGCGCAGCTGTCCGCGCTGGCTCAGCTGGGCAATCACCAGGCTGGGATTCAGTCCGAAGTCCCACCCCAGGTACAGCGGCAGGCCGCGCATAATGGTTAGCGGGTTGGTCGCGATGTGCAAGCCGGCGTTCCATTCGTGCTTGTAGACGGGCTTGCCGGGGAAGATCTTGCCGTACTTGTTGTTGATGTAGATGTCGATGTAATACTGGCTCTTGCCCTCCATCTGCTTGTGGTAGTAGTTGCGCCCGCCCGGCAGGTTTTCCAGGTTCTCCGCCTCCGGGTCCAGGCCGCCGGGCTGGGTGAAAAACTCGTATCCATCGGGCTTTTCGATTTCGTCCTTCTGGTACCACCAGTGGTCCTCGTCCATGGAATTGGTGTCGGCAATCACCCCGTACCAGGTCGGCCACTCGTCCACGGTCAGGTCGTCCGGGCGGTCCTTTTGTGGCGGGAAGCGGCCCGCGCGCTGGGTCGCCACGTCCAGCACCTGCTCGCTCAGTTGGGCCGCCTCATTCAGGAAGATGCCAGTCACCTCCAGAGATAAGGCCTTTTTCACGTCCTTCGGCCGGTCCATGGAGACAAACCACACCTCCAAGTCCACGTCCGCATCATCCTCGTACTCGAGATAGATCCGCTGGCGGATCGGCACGTCGTAGACGATATCCCCGAACCCCTCGCCGCGGTGCGGCCCGAACCACTCGTCCCAGGTCTTGATGGTCGTCGACTTGAGCTCGCCGTAGGTGTTGCGGATGCACAGCCAACGGGACCGGCGCACGCCGTTGCGGTCCGGGGCCTGCGCATGGGCGCGCATGAAGATGTCAAAGCAGCACGCCACCGTCTTGCCCCCGCCGACCGGGCCACGGATGCCCCGCACGAACGCATTGGAGCGGTGAAACTTGGACGCGGTCTTGGAGGCCTTGTAAACGATCTCCTCGATCTCCTGCAGGGCCTCCATGCGGTGCTGGTCCCTCATCCCGCCTACCCCTTTTCGACCAGGCGCCGGCCGACGGCGATGATATGACGAGTGCTGACCTGGCGCGCGCCGAGCTCCAGGGCCCGCCGGCGCTTGGCCTTGCAGATATCGTAGTGCGGGTAGCGGGCGCGGCCCTGGAAGTGTCGGCGGTCGATGCCCAGCCGGCTGGCCATGGCGTGGAGCTCATGGAGGCTATCGGCCACCATGTGGCACATAATCATGCGTCCATACGGCCAGACGGCCGGGTCGACATAGACCGCCATCATGCGCCTCCCAGGTAACGCCAAAAGCGCGCCAGCAGCTGGTCGGTACCGTTCTGCAGGTGGTCAACCCGAACACAGTGCTCCATACGCAACAACGTCGACGGAACGACCGGCGAGCGCCAGCACAGGCTCAGGCGCACATACAAGCCGCTGTGGCGCTTCTCCAGCGTGCGAAACAACGTACCGTTGTGGGGCAGTGAAAGGGGCACGGCGCCTCCAGGTTAACGGGTAACCCGCCCCCTTGCGACACCAAGGGGACGGGCGCCCGGATACGAGAGTCGCTGAGAGCCGTGGGTGGGGTCGCTCGTATCATCCCCTGGCTTACGGCATGGGCATCCGCACGAAAATAGTAGCCAATGCGGGACGCGGCGAGAACCCGGTCTTTTTGTCGGGTGTCCAGAAACCCAGGCAAAAAAATGCCCGCCAAGGGGGTGGCGGGCAAAGCAGTAACGAGGTGCTGTGCTTATCAGGGTTAAATACTACCAGCGCCCATGGCCGATGTCTACTTCTCCGGCATGATGACACCGCGCTCGAGCATCTGGTCGTGGAAGGCCCAATATCCCTGGCGCATCGACTCCGTGACCACCTCCGCGGCCTTGGCGACCAATTCCCCTTCGATCTTGCCTACCTGCGCCACCACGGCACCGTGCACGCCATCGCCTGAGCTCATGCGCACCACCACGCCCGGCGAGGCCTCGGTCGGCAGCATGGCCACCAGGCGCATGATATTGCGCGCCGCCTTGTCCACCAGGGCGGCCACTTTCTGCGTCTGCTCCTCGTCCAGGGCCTGCCCGTCGGCGCCGATGAGATCCAGGAACGGCGTCTTGTCGAGCAACTCGTTTTGGTCAAACGCCAACTCGCGCAGCTTGGCCCGCTCCAGCGCCGCCCGGTCAAGGGTCCGCAGCACGCTCGCCAGGTCCGCCGCGTAGACTTCGACGGTCTCCTGCCCCAACGGGTCTGTGTCAAGACTCCAGCCAGCCAGGGCACTGCGCAGGCTGTCGCCATTCGCCACCGCCAAATCCCCAAGCTCGCTTTCCCCGCCGGCGCGCTCCTTCTCGATCTCATCGTTCACTCGCTGGGCCAGCTGATTGAACCGGGCCCTGTGCGCCAACCGCTCGATCTGCTCGGCCAACTCCGCTTCCTTCTTCCGGCGCGCTTGCCCCTCAAGCTCGGCCTGGTCCTTCCAGCCCTTGGCCTGATTCCTCATCTCCGCCACCTGCTCGCCCGCCCCGACGGCCCTTTGCTCCAGCGCCTCGATGGCCTTCAGCCATCGGCGCGCGGTCTCTTTCGGGATCGTCGAGACCTCCACAACATCGGACAGACACCGCTTCATGCGGCCCACCACACGGGCCGACTCCCGGGCGCTCATGTTGCTGCTACTGGACATGACCGCCCTCCTGCGCTTGCGCGCTCTCCTTGGCGAGCTCGTCAATGGCCGCCTGGCGCCCCTTCTCGATGCCGTCAGCCTCGCCTCGGGCATAAGATGCCGCGTGGGCCTGCTGCAGCAGATCCACAGTCGCCCGGGCAATGGCCGCCTCCAAATCACCGAACTGAATCAGCACCAGGCCGGCCGGATGGTTTTCGCTGGCCGGCATCATCACGCTGACGTTGCCCTTGTCGGTCATGCCCGGCGAGCCGAATGCCTGGCTCATCAGGCTTTCGGCCGTCTCCATCATGGCCTTGTCGTTCTCGGTGAACTGGTCCGGCGTGCGCTCAAAAGATTCGTCTGGCATTGCTCTCCCCTTTCGGATGCCCAGGCCCCGGCGCACGGCCGGGGCTTCCGGGGTTGTTGGTTATCAGTCGCCGCGGTGGAACTCCAGGGCGTCGTGGAACGGCTCCTCGCAGGTCGCTTCGTCCGAATGGCCGACCGCCAGGATGGTCATGGCCGCCGCCCACTGGTACTTGCTCAGCACCGAGTAGTCGAGCAGGACCGCCCCCGGATTGGGGTTCGAGTACCTGGCTAGGACCACCGAACCGTCCTCGTCGGCCCGGTAGGCGAACAGGGCGCGGCCGAGGTGGAAGCCATACTCACGCATGAAGTCCACCGGCAGCACGGAAGGCACCCCGCTTGCCGCCTTGAGCAGGCCAGCGGCCGTACCCTCGTCGCCCGGCAGCTTGTCATACCAGGCCACGGGCTTGTCCTCGGTCGTCTTGGCCACCGGGCGCCCGTCGTCGCCCGAGGCCGCTACACGATCCATCGGAACAACCACCTCCGCCATGTCGGCGCCCGCCACAGCTGCATCGCTGTCGGTCTCGCCCCCAGCAGCCACACCGGAATCGGCGCCTTCCGCCGAGGCCGGGTCACCAGCATCACCGGCCGCCACAGTCCCGGCGCCCACGGGCGAACCCTCATCGCCGCCACCCGAGCCCGTCGTATCTCCGTCCGAGACGCCCTTACCGGCTCCCTCAGCGGCGTTTTCGCCACCCTCAGCAGGAGCCGCATTGTCCTCGGAACCCGCCACAGCGGCCTGGGAATCGCCAGACGGCGCCGTTTCACCAGCGTCAGGCCCGGTCTCCAGGTCTCCGGTCTCGTCCAAATGCTCATCGTTCATGGTTTCTCCTCGTCAGTTTCGCTTAATGATTGAGGGATATCAGCAGGTTACAACGATATCCTCAGTCTCCCGCTTGTTTCACCTGGTACGGCATCCACTCGCAGTAGTCCCCCTGGGGCTTCGGGTCGGAGGGCTGGCGCAGCACGACCGAGGTCAACGGGCAATGGTTGCCCATGTGGTCATGGGCCGACAGGTTCACCATCCGGTCTGTGTGCACCAGCACCACCGTAGCGTCCAGCGGCTGGTCGGGGTCCACCTGGCTCATCTTCACGCCGTGCGCGGCGAGCATCTCCTTGCTGGGCCAGTACCACACCTTGCGGCCGATGGTCGGGGTGATATCCGGCAGCTTTCCGTCGTCAGACATGGGCTCTCTCCTCTCTCTGGCCGCCGCGCCTGGCCGCGGTCGGCGGGGTTGTCCGGCGCCAGGCCGGTATTCTCATGACACCAGGGCGTGGACGATGGCCGACAACACCCCTGCGGCGACCAGGGCCAGGCCGACGCCAACGAAGGCCAGCACGGCACCGAACGCCTCCGCATCGTCAAGGCGCCATCCCAGCGCCACCAGCGCCGCGCCGCCCGCTATCGCGACAACGTTGATCATCGTCCACCACATAGTCAGCCCTACCGTTTCGGCGTGAAATCGGTACAGCCAGGCCGGTAGAGGTCGAATAGGTTGTCGACCGCGTCGGCCAGCGATGGCACCACATATCGCTGGAAATTACCCAGACGGCACTGCGGGCCTGCGCCGTGGCTTTCGGTTTGTTGGCCGCAATCCTGGCAAGTCGCCGCGCGCAGCACCACTTGGAACCACGGCCTGCCGGTATCCAGATCCAGATCGCCAGGCCGGTCCATCGGTCGCACCCAGCACACCACCTTGGCCGACCGCGCCATGAGCTCCGCGCGGATC